CCTACGATTACCTACAAATTCACCAAGTAGGGTATTAGCCTGTATCTTCTTGATATTAGGTTTACGTTGTACCACTTTGAAGCCATTTGGAGTATACCAGTTGATTGTAGTGCCTGTAGAAGCCTTAAGTATTAGAGGTGCTGATTTCTTTAAGAACATCATAATGTCTCTACCTTTGATTATAGTGGCTTCTATGGAATCCCAAAGTGCATCGGTGTACTCTGTGATTACTTGTGTTCTATCATCCTCTGAGAAATGCTTTAATAGCATGTTATCTTCTAGGTATAATCTAACACTATCTCTTGTTCCCATTTTGGTACCAGCATAGGGTACTGTCATTACAGGCTTTTTACAGCTGTTTCTAGTTACTGCATTTATCTCTACTAGTTTTAATCCTATGGCTGTTTTACGGTTGGTTAGCAGTTGTATACATAGTTCTTGTACATCAGAGTATATGTCACCTTTGAAAGCATTGTTCGTTAGGTTTACTGATTTACCACCTACTTCGTCTAAGAACATAGCTGATAAGTGTTGTAGACCATTACAACTACCATCCATAGCAATACTTAGGTGACTTTTGAAGCTTGAACCTTCACGGCTATACTGCTCCCACTCAAAGCAAAATGCTAAGAAATTCCAAGGGTCATCAGCTTTATGCCACATAGCATCTGCATCTAAAGGATTTTTTGCACAAGATAAAATATCTTCATGACTTGTAAGTACCCAATTATGCTTGTCTTCAAAACTTATTTTGTCTTCTCCGAATGTATTTGCTCCATGCATTGCGAGGAACATTTCTGAATCTCTCGTATCAATCGCTTTACCCTCAGAGAACCGTAAGAGGGCTTTAGAGTACTTATCACCTTGAGGTGAAAGCGCATTAGCTTTAGGATAAATCCTTCCACGATAGTCAATGTAGTAAGCAAAATAGATACTTTCATAATTTTTAAACCTTTTAGCTTGACCATGCGTTCGCATCATCTTCATGTATTTAGAGTTATTAGATATTTGTTGGGAGTAAACTGCTGTTTTATTCTTTGCCCAATCTCTAACAACTAACTTCTGTTCTTCATCTAGGTCTTTAAACTTCATACCCTCATAAGGATATTCGATGAAATTAGGGTCTTCATTTCTTGGTAAATTACCCAAACCTAGATTATTTGCTACACTGTGTTCAAATATTTCATAGATTTTCTCATTTATTTTTAACCCTGTGTTCTGTAATCTGTTTAATGTTTTATAGATATTTTCTAAGTCACTAAACTTGTAATCTTTCTTACGACCCCTAGATATAATATTATATTTAAAGTGATCTGAGTGAAAACCACCACCCTTAAAATCATTCCAAGGTATAGGTTTTTCTACTAGTGGTGTGTTGTAACTAGGTACTAGATTACCATTAGCAATATTATCTTTTAGGTATTGTTTAAACCATGTACAGAAGTAAACAGTTTGTACAAATTTATCCTTGCCTTTAGGCTCAGTCCTAACACTGAATAAACTATCAAATACACTACCTCGTATCGTTGGTTTAATATGTGCAAGATACTCAAGACAATATAGTGCTAGGGTATCAAACTTTTGATCTTTCTTAAGCTTAGGAAAGTTCTGATATTTACGAATCAAGTCACCTGCTATGTCTAACTTTTGCAGGTTAGATTGGGTACGCTTCTTGAGTAGTGTAGTTAAGAATCTAAACCTTTCCTTGTCATCCTTCTTAGCATCATGCAGTCTAAACTCTGACTGTAAGGTACGGGATAGTTTACTTACTAGACCTGAATAGCCCACGCTGAGACCTGAGGTGTTTATAATAGTGTTCACTGTATAGTGAGCTACTACTTCTGCACCTAATATCATTATCAATTGGTTCGCTACTCTTCTTGGTACTGCTTTTCCTAACTTTGCGTCTTCTGTTGCTTTTATTAATTCATCAGCTAGAATGTCTTTGTAATGTTGGAGAACTTGAGAAGAACCTTTGATACCTGTAAGACTACCTTTTTGAATACTTTCATTGTATTCTTTAGTAAGCTTTTCAGTGCTCATTAGGAAATTTTCTTGTTCAATTTCTAACTGTGTTTTCATATTATTCTTTACCTTCTAAGTATATCTTTTTCCAAGCTATGTACATCTCTGGTGTCTTATCAATAAGCCTATTGAGCATCCAAATTGCCATTAGAATTTTATCTTTGCTATTCACTAGCTTGTTGTCTTTTCAATTCTTCCAAGTAGTCAGAGTCAACTTCACCTGATTCTAGTAATTCAATAAAACTAATTACATCATCAAGGGCAGCATTGTATGCAACTTTTTTAGATATTTGAGATTCTTCTTCTAAATACCAGTCAATCTTTTGCTTGTTATTAAGCATTAATAATAATACTGATTTTAAATTACCCATTATAATTCTACCCCTAAGCTGTTATTTATTACAGCATTTATCATGTTACTACTTATAAAATCACTAAAACTTGTTAGCTGCCTATTTTCCTTATGAAACTCTTTTAAAGTATCTAAGTCTAAGCCATCTTTTAACCATTTAAGGATATCAATAGCAGCAGCAGCTTTTAAATCATCTCTACTAGATCGCTCAGAACCCCATTGACCACCCTCGGCGGCATTGAAATAACTCATTTTTGATATATATGCTCTCATGATGTCTTTTTGTTTAGTGTTCATTTTATTCTCCTATCCCGTAAAACTTATTAATTTCTTTTATTTTATTATTACATATTTCAATATGTGCTGGCATGTCTTCACTTATAAACTTGTAGACTACAGTTAGTGGTAATCCAGCCATTGTACAAAAGTCTACCACATTATCTTCTGAAAAGCCAACACGTTTAAAATGTTTTCTTACAGTTTCTCGTTGGTTCTCAAAGTCTTTGCTATACCACATTATTTACCTTTACTGTTGTTTATATAAGCACTGTTATAGTAATTTATATTTAGTTTTGTATTCTCTCAATTTATCTTTATCATAGCTGTGCATGACTGTTTCAGTTAAACAATAATCAATCAAGCTATTAGCTTCTTTTAGTTGGGCTTCTAGTCTATCTATTTCACAGTATTCACAATTAAAAAGCTCTTTAATATCATGCTTGCAAAACTCACCATTCCTAGTTACGATATTCATATCTATCCTTTATTGTTTCTATAATTGGCATTATAACACCTATTCATTTATCTTCTCTAAAGAACAATAACACGCATAATGGTAGTACAAATAGACTAAGCATAACACCTGTATTATCTTGTATATACGAGTTGTAAACTAATGAACCCATAACTAGTGTTGTGTATAGATATGCCTTCACTTGTCACCTTCTAAATCACTCTTGAGATACCTAAAGAACTCGTATAGTGTTTCTATAGTATGCGGTGTGATATCAATCTCAATTTGCATTGCCATGTTATCAACTGTTAACCGTGATCTTTCGTTGTCAGTTTCAAACATAACTTGATCGTTTAGTATGCACCGATATCCAATGTGTTTCTTCTCTACTAGTTTATGTATTTTTACGCTCATACTAGACTCCCTCGGATTACTCCCCAGACCACCGCTTGTAACTGATGTGGCATTATGTTTAACTCAGCGGCTATCTCTTGGTATGCCTGTGTTACTAGTGGTATATTCTTAGTCAAAGGCTCTACTTTAACACTTCTAAATGCCCACATGTCAACTGTAACTGCTTTACATGTCTTATAGTTCAAGATATTACTAAAGAAGTTACATGTCTTGACACCGCGTAACACCTGTTTGATCTCTAGTGTTTCACCTGTACCGTGGTATATTTCTAGTGCCTTTATTCGTTGATTCGTAAAGGTACATACTTTGGTTTTTATGCTAGGTGTTTCAAGGAACAACTTAGTGTCTATCTTGTTTCGTTCCCATTTGTTATTAGGTGATAGTGCCGCCATGATACCAACAACTTTTGCTAGCCCTATCTTGTATTCTTTTGATAACTGGACTGCGTATTCATTTGCATTCTCGTACCATGTGAACCCGTTGTCTAGATTTTCACGACTAGTTTGGTTAAATAGTTTCACTATGTTTCGCTTGTGATGTAGTAATTGTCTCATGTTATTCTCCCGTATTCTTATCATAACCATCAGTTTGTTCATATCCAATACAGCCTAACTTTTCAAGGTTATTAGTTACTAAGTGGATTACATTTTTATGTACTTTAATTACATGCTCATCTGATCGTTTTGCAAAGCCAGTAAGGAAGATATAGTTCTTATTTTTCCTATCATACTTAAGGTATCTTAGTAACTCGTTATCACCTACACTAGCCGTCAATTGTTTAGTTGTTCTGTAAAGGTAATCTCTTCTAAAGTTTGCGTTCATTTCTTATCCTTTGTTATAATTATTAGGCTACGAATAACCTTAGTATTAGTCTTATCTTGTTTTATATTCTCTTTTGCAGTATCAAGATCAATACAGTCATAAGTAAATATTTTACCTGTTAACCATTGAACTATCACTCTTATTCTACTCATTTTAGTTTCTTCATCGTGACACCATAGTTATCTTGCATAAAGAACTTGATGCATTTAATTACTTCAAAACATTCACCCGTATCATTGTCATATACTATATCACCTATAGAAAACTTTGTTGTGCTTTGTACCTTAATCATAGAAATTGCCCCTCTTTAATTCTCTTTTTTAGTAACTTAAGTTGTATACTAAATGAGTCTATAGCTTCTATGTTTAAGAACTCAATTACTATATCACTAGTATTGACTGGTCTTATACCAGACTTTTTAGCACCTATTTTACTTACTGTATTAGTTACTTCTAAACATATAGTAGGGTTTTCAATACCTATACCTATAAGTATATTACCTTTACCTAGTGTTATCCTGTACATGATTATCCTTTGGTTATATAATACTTATCATTGAACACTGTGTAATTCTCTTGTGCCCTAGCTGTGACCATCGGTACTTCATCTAGTGTCCCTAGGCTTATTTTAACACCTGTATTAGTATATAAGCTAGTGTTACCATTTGAACCCCTATACAATACACTGTCTTGTTCAAAGCATTTAAACGCTAGGTCAAGGATAGTATCAAACTCTTCCCTGTTTCTAGGTAATACCATGAAACTCTTTTCGACACCGTTCTCATATACACCTATACATGCATTAGGCTTTATATTCAGATCTTCTAGGCATGCTCGCAAGTTATTTGTTCTAGCTTGATTATCAGTGTATGTATATTTCGTTCGTTCTGCGCTTAGTATCATAATTCGTCTAAATTGTGTTTCCCTCATTTATGCCGCCTTTAGTTGTTTAAATTGATTCTTAGCAAGTTCAAAGTAATATAATACCAGTAACTCATCATATGTTGCCATTCTAGTAAGTTCCTCTTCCGAATCTAGTAATTTCATATTTGTCTCCCATTGGGTCGCCATAAA